TGTAGGTTACGTAGCCATTGCATAGAAGAAAATGGCTACTTTGTTTGGCCATCTCATTCATTTGTTGTATCTTTGCCATTGTAATTAAAAAATTTAGATTGTTAAACTTAAAGGCGGTGCTGTGAAGTGTCGCTTTTTTTAATTTGCTATTTTTCTGAAATCACGCGCCCCAGCGGGTACCGCTCTTACTTTTTTCTGACTTTTCTTTATCAAATCAGAATGGGTAACCTCAAAAGCATTCAATTGTTTCACGCTTATAAGTACATTACCATTTAATGGGTTCTCATTCTTAATTAACCCAAATTCTACCCATTTTCGTATATGATAATTAGATACACCTATATATTTTGCAGCCCCTGGAACACTCAATGACTTATTAGACTGCATACGCTTCTCAATCTCCATATGTACATCTGTAGCAATGTCTTTAACTATCATAGGAACAACACGTTGCATTTCCCACAATTCATCACGCTCCCAAGCGCGTAAGTCATTAATCTCTTGGTTTAAATATGCTACTTTACTAATCATAATGCTACTAATTATCAGTTGTTATATCGTCCTCCTCAAACGCTTCTTCCTCAGTCATTTCCATCACTTCAAGGAATTTATCTCTTACAGCCTCAGAACTTCTATAGAAGCGTGTGTTAGGTTCGTTTTTCCATTTTCGCAGGGTATCAATGCTCCTACCTACCTTCTTACACAGAAGGCACATCATTTCCAAATCGTTTAACTTTTCTTTTGCTTTGTTTGTAAGTTTCATATTGTTTTAGTACTTTTGCAATGTCAAAACGGCTGCTATTTTTACTGCTGCTTTTTACTATCATTTTGACGATGCAAATGTACTAACATTTTTGTTAGCTTGCAAATATTTTTGTAAGTATTTTAGTGTAAAATACAAACTTTTTTGTAAGCATCTGATTTTCAGAAGTATTTTTTTGATAATTTTTCAACCTTTTTTAATTTTGTGAGATATGGAAAACAATTTAGATGCAAACAACAATGAAAGTAATATACTTTCAGATGTTTCAAAAAAGATAGATGAATATCTTTCAAAAAACAATATAACCCCTTATGAGATGGGGAAAAATACAGGGGTTTCTCAGGTTACAATTGGGCGATATAGAAAAGGAACTTCTACCCCAACGGGTAAAAACCTTGAAAAAATACTCAATGTGTATCCTGATTTATTAGGGAATGATAGCAATTACCCTATAAATGTGCGCTTCCTTGAAGTATATGAATACCTTAAAAAGGCATATCCTGATTTTTCAGCCGAAAAAATCAATATATCACAAGAAGAGTTTGATGATATAAGCAAAGGTAAAATAAAAGTACCTATTATTAAGGTTATAAACATTCGTGATAAATACCCTGAAATTAATACAGACTACATTATTGCTAATTATGGCAATATTCTAAATACCGTTATTGATTTTGACAAAATAACAGACAAAGTCCCTAATGGAAATTTAAAAAATAAAGAATATCATAACAAAATACAAGTGAGAGTTGTATCGACCAAAGCACAAGCAGGTTGGAGTGAAGGATACTACAATGATGAATATTTAGATGATTTGCCTATAATAACTATAGAAGCCGATGAGCCACATCGTGGTAATTATTTAGCATTCGAAGTTTCAGGCGATAGTATGGAACCTGACTATATTGCAGGAGATATTGTCATTTGTCGTGAAATACAGCGACACCTATGGCAGTTTCCTCTACACATTAAGGACTGGGATTTTGTCATAGCACACGCTACTAATGGCATAATGCTTAAAGAAATCATCAAACACGATGCTGAAAAAGGCATTATATATTGTCATTCTATAAATCCAAAATATGAAGATTTTAAAATCAATCTGAAAGAAGTACGTTTTTTGTATAATGTAGTTGAAGTAAGACAAAAAGGTCGCTCTAAACGCTCTAATCGTGCAAAAGATTTTTTATAAATAAATTATTAACTTTTAATTATACAAACAAATGAAAAAATTATTACTATCAGTTATCTCAATTCTCTCAGTATCATTTGTAACTGCACAAAATTTTCCATCTACCAAAGTCGAACTTTTGCAGGATAAAGTTGTAAAGCCTAAACAATATGACGATTCCTACAAAAAATTCCATTATAAGAATTTTTACAGCACTTTTGATTCTGAAAAAGGTGAAATTAAAGATTTAGACGATTTAAGACTTTTTGCCACATCAAAATATTCTTTCATATCTGATTATGAGAAATTGGTAGGGAAAGAATTTAAAGTTGTAAAAATATATCCACCTAAAAACTCAAAAAAATATGTATTAGAACTAAAAAATGAAGACTTTGGAACTGTATACTATAACTATTCACCAGAGTATGAATTTGATTTTGAATTAGAAGTTGTAGGTGGTATTGATCTTCCTGAAGGTTTTTATTGTGATAAAGTTTCAACTGAAAATGATAAATTTACTGGTGAGACAACTTATACGACTGATTTTGAAGATGGTATTTCTTTTGTAAAAATAGTAAAGAATAAAATACCTAATTTTTATATGCAAATCAACACAACAGGCAGTACTTTAAACGTAGGAAAAAAAGGTTTAATTGTTTTACTTGATAATGGCACTAAAATACAAAAACCTAATGCAAAAATAGATGTAAGCACAACCTCTTCAGGAGGCGGATATGTGTATAGTGCTTTTGTATCTCTAACAAAAAATGATATATCTCTACTTAAGCAACATAATATTACAGCAGCAAGGTTGTATATTTATGATAGTAATATAGAAGGTGGTTTTAAGCTGAAAGATATGTTAAAATGTATAACCAAATAACCACAAAAAAAGCCCGTGCACACACTCGCACGGGCTTTTTTCAGAAAAAACTAAAACCGAAACACCTTATACCGCCAACCAATCCACATAGTCAGCAGCACAACCGCTATCCACCACCATCTTATTACTATTCCTTTCACCTCTTTTGTTTTATGAAGAAAAGCCGTCTCAGTGCTCGTTTCTCGTCTTTCGTCTTTCCTATCTATAATCGTATTAGTAAGGGTACTATTCGCCTCTATTAGGCTATTAGAAAGGCTGCTTTTGCCACTTATCCTCACCTTTCCACCTGTTACCCTTATCATCTCACTATCACCATCCCTAATGCGGTAATAAGTTACCTCCTGCGCATTTCCCACACTATCCTTCCCACTCTCAATCTCTACCGACCAATCCTGAAAAGTCAAAAAATCCAATTGCTGAAGCCTTTGCGACAATACCAGCGCACTGTCTTTATAGTGTATAAACCGCTCCTTTTGCACCTTGTGCTGATGCTCACTTGCTATCTCTTTGCGTGTCCTACACCCCACAAGGGCCAGAAACGCCAATAATAACCATACTATCCTAACCATAACTCTCTAACATTTTAATTGTTTTCTTAAGTACAGTAGCATAATCAGGAGCCGTAGCATACCCTGCCTTCGCCACTTCTTCAGCAAATCTGTAAGGATTATCCTTTACCTCCAACGCCTTTGCATATCTTTTGTTCCTAAAAAAGAATTGAGCGTGGTCAGTAAAACCCTCCTCTACAGTGTAGTACTTCATAAACCAGTCCTTCACCCTATACAACCATTTCCCATCAGGTCTTTGTGTAATGCTAATAATCTTCGGAAATTTTTGAGGGTTAGCAGTTGGCGTATCTAATACCTCTGTAGTAAGCAGTAATTGCTTACTATCAGCCGGTGTGCCGCTTCTTGCCTTCACTCCAAAAAAGTTATATCCAGGGGCTCGCTTCCCCCAAGCACTCTCTAAGGCAGCCTGTGCTAAAATAAATAAATGCGAAATGCCCGTTTTGCGTTCACTTTCCAAAGCAAACGGCTTATAAGTCTGTATAAATTCTTTTGCTGTCATAATAATTAAGTATTAGTATTTTCAGTTTCTTCAGTAAGGTCAAACATCTTAAAGAATTTTTTGTTGATAATCTTCAGCAGCACCCGTGCAAACTTAAACCCTAAGCAATCTAAGTTTTCCAATAGGCTCACTACCAGCTGCCATATAATAGCAAGCAGCACCACCCAGTACAGCCAGTGAAAGGGGTCGAACTCAAAATCGCCTAACGCTGGGAAGCTGATATTTGCCGAAAAAGTATGCAGTACATATATCAGCACCAAGTAAGTAAGTATCTTAAGCAGCATACGCCCAAATTTGCGGCTCTCGTGACTTTCACCACGCTTAAATGCTGCCAATACTCCTGTTATCCATTCGAAGAGTATCAGCACCACATAAGCGGCAAGGAATAAGTGATTGAAGCCAAATAGGAAATGTACTAAGCCAATAAAAGCGGACACTACCACATCAACAGCTATAAAGTTTACTGAAAATATATGTCCAAAACTTGAGTTAATAAAGTCTCGCCAACCGGTGAAGCCGAAGCCTTGTAAAATATAGTTTATCATTATCTTTCTTTTATTATTAGTGTTAAATAGCTATTTTTCTTGTATTTTTTGTTTAAAGATATTGTTGTTCCAACTGTAAAAGGGTATTCTTCAGTATTTATCATATCATATCTACCAACGTCTGCCCCATCAAAGAACCATATTGTATACTTACACACTTCATAAAAATAAGGTATATTTTTAAAACTATAACTAAGTAAATAATTTTCATCAATATCTTCTGGGACTGTGAAATTAATTTCAATAAAACTTGTTTCTGGAGGTTGTTGAGTTTGTAAACTAAGATACGTAAGATTAACTCTAGAAGTATTATCCATTGCTATTTTTAAATCTGCAATAGCACTTAATTTATTAGAGTGAAATGCATCACTCAAAACTAAAAATAAATTCCACAAATCTAGCTTAGGTTTTCTTTTAAGTCCCCAATCAAAGAAATGTATTGCATTCATAGCATCTGTATATATTTAAACGTTACTAATACGAATATAGCAGTCATTATTGTAAATACTAACCACAGCAGTAGAGCCTTTTTTCCCATTGAATGTATTATCAAAAGGATATATTATGTTTTTCCCCGCACAAGTAAAAGTTACAGCACCAGTATCAAAGGTTTTAATGAAAGATATACTTCCCATATTTTGTAGCCGATTTAATTCTATGTTTAAAGAATTTTCTACAAATATTGTGTTGTTTTGATGTTCTGGTGGTACAGTGTAATTAGTTGAAACAGCTATACCTACTCTGTGTATATCTTCATACCAAGCCAAATCCCTAAAATATCCTCCATCATCATTAAATCTGTTATTGTCTACCGAATTTCTAACACCTAATCTTGTTGCAGGATACCAATTCCTTTTGTAAAACTCTATTGAAGAAGTTGAATTTTCAGAATTAAAATTTAAAAGTGTTCCAAAACCTCCTC